CAATTAACAGTATCTTTACCTAAGTCAACAACAATAAACATTTGACCTGCATGGTCACCATGATTAACTGCAAAGGTATCTCTTTTGTTTATACTTTGCTTTTTAAACATTACATTCTACCTACTTCAGTAGCAAAATATGATATAAGCATAGATCTTAAAGCTTCATCTTGTTGTATAGTCTGCGTACTTTTAATAGTTACAGGCTTACCATCTATATCATACGCTAAAAGAATAAAACTATCGAGATGCTCTTCAAGATAACCAGCTACGCTGTTAATTAAATTAGCTCTTGTCTTAAATGTCTTTTTTTGATTTATATTTAACTTTAAAGCTTCTTCAATCAACTCACGTAGCTCTTCATCTTGTGAATCTTGAGAGTCTTGGTCACTCATAAGAATATTTATTCTGAAGGGGCGCGTTGATCACGTTGACTAGCTCCATTACTTAGAAGTCGGTTAACAATAACCTCAATCGAATCAGTCTTTAAACTAAATCCCGGTTTAAAGTTAACATTACCATCATCAAAAGTAAAAAGATACTCGTTATAAAACGGCTTATTCTCAAAACAGGTTATATATATTGAAGCTCCGCCTGGATCAATTAGCACAGTCCATCTTCTCGGGTCACTCTCACTATACTTATTAAAGATCTTCCAAGTTTCGAATCCTGAATCTTTTAATCTCTTTACGAAGTAACTAGCTGTCTTAAGTTTATTTTTAATCTGTTTATTATTCATTGCGTTAGGGACGATAAAACGTATTTTAATCTAATATTATTAAGAGAACTATTGAAAATGGCAACTCCATACTGCGTATTAATATTAACATCAAACGTATTGCCAATATTAGTTAGTAGGCGTATATTATCAAAATTGATTGGAGTAGGTTTAAGATCAAACTTCACCTTATCAATAGATAGCGTAAAGTTATCAGTATTATGTCTAGCCCTATCAGTCAGCTCCGCCATTAGGTTGTCGTTTTCTGTATAGAAATAAATTTTATTCGTATTAGATGCAAACGTACTACCTTTAAAGACTTGCGTTAAGACCTGTTTAGTAAGATTAAAACTTACATCATAATCAAAAGAGTTAATCTTATCTAAATTAATACTTGGTTCTGTTAAGAACCCTTCATCAAACAAATGGTACTTAAACTTAATACCGTTACCGCTATATTCAATATTATTAGAATTAATATCAAACGTTAGCTCCTTACTATTAATAGTATCAACTACTCTTGATAGTTTTTTAATATCTGGAATATTAATTGTATCTTCAAAGTCGCATTCCGTATCATACTGCGCGTGTAAAATAAGAGTATTATCAACACTAGCAACAAGACTGCTAATACCGTCTTTTTTTATTCTTAAGATACAGCTCTCGTTTATTTTTGATAAAGCGTCTAAGAACTTTAAAAACTCATCCCGGTTTCTTACTTGTAGCTTTCTTTTTTGCTGGTCTACCATTTTCCTTCTCTAAGAGTAATTTAATATCTTTCAAAAGCAAGTTTGTTTTCTTACTAGCTTCTAATAACTCATCCATTACGCTACGCTCTTTAAGATCGAACGTTAACTGATTTGGATCTTGAACCTGTTCACTAACTATAGGTTGCTGTACTATTTGATCAGTCTGAGCTAATTCTTTTACAGCCTGCTCATAATCAACTGGCGCCTGAGCAACAGGTGGAGGTTGTACCTGCGGTTCTGGTTGTCGAGGAGGCGCTTGTCGACGTGCTAAATCCTGTTGCGTAGGCTGCTTAGCCATTTGTGCAAAAGCTTGCTTCATTTCTTCTGACTTAGGTTGCAAATTACCAGATTGGTTAACAAGCATTGAGTCTTGTTTTTTAACCTCACCGTAGGTCTGCCCCATAAACTGCATTACCATACGTTTTTCCTCTTCAGTCATATTAAAGGTCCTTTAGTAAGTCATCAATATCAGATTCTGTAGTATCTTCTTCTGTTGCAACAGCTACTACAGGCTCTGTAACGGTATTAGTAACAGGTTGAGTATTAACCGCTACAACCTCTTCTTCTTCTACTTTACAGTAGTAGTGTTCGTTAAGCATTTGCTTGAGCTCATCATATGACTTAAGAGTAAATACTTCTTCGAGATTAAAGACATTATCATACAGCTTCTTTTGCTCGTCTTCAGATACCTCAATCTTACCTGCTGTAGTAAATCTAGAGGAAACGTAGGTAGGATAACCTCCTTGATCTTCTACCTTAATCTTAAGACTAACACCTTCCGGTCCAAGATCAAAGATACGCGGTCCGAACTCTTCTGCGTCCTCACCCTCAATAGCTTCGGTAATAATTTTATGCAGCTGCTTACCATAGCGAAGCATCTTAACCTTACCGTTATTATCAGGCTTAGTAGGATCGTCAATAACATACACGTTAACGAGCCACTTCTCAAGCCGCTTGACAGCTTGCATACGCTCTTTCTCTTCTTCGTTACCTGTACGAAGAACCTTATATCTCTCTTCCGCAATCGGGTCTCGCTCACCAAACGTCTGCGGGCTCAAATTCTGGACATATTGCCCAGTAGCATAAGAAACCCAGCCGTGGTTATAATAATGAAAGAACGTCTTTCCAGGATCTGGTGTGTACGGCAACAGTCTAACTGTATACGTATTACCAGGTCTGCAGGACATTATCTCATTATAATTATTATTGTTTTGTTTACTATCGCTCACAAGAGCGTCTTTTATCGATTGGAACATTGTTGAATTGAATGCACTCATATATGTAATGATTATAGATGCTTAATTTTATTATTCAAGTCTGTTTCTATTATTTTTATACCATTCTTAATTTTTTCTTTGAGCAATTTTGATGCAGCGAGCTTGGTTCTAGTAGCGCTACTTATCTGATTATAATCCTTTACTATAAAATCTAGTAATTGGTTGTCAATCTGCTTTAACTTCGCTTCAACATTTAGGGAATGGATGATATAAAAATTGATCTTATGCTCTCTCAAATGCTGTAAGATTAATGGCATTGTACCATCTACAGCATTCTTGTACTGGTCTAGCGTAATTTTCTCCCGTGTACAGTATTTGTGTATAAACTTTAAACATTCTTTTGAAGATTCCAGTGTTTCAGGATGATCAGGATCTGAGAGTTCCTTATCCTTCATATACATAGTATAGCATTTTAAAGCTCGTGTTGTATTATAAAAGGATAGCTCAAAATAATTATCTTTACCATAAACTTTGTACGGCGCTATAAAATAATCGTTATAATTTATATGTCTATATTTAGATAATAGTAAAAATAACTTTTTAATACTTGCTTCTTCGGTTCCAGTAATCTTGTCGAAGTTTTGACGTGGTCTGAAGGGCTTGTTCTGCGATATGCGCTGGGTGTAAAGAAAGCTATTGTATATTATTTTCTCCTTTTCAGATATCATAAATTTAAGTTTTTATTCTTATTTAAAAACTTAGTAACATACTTCGACTTAACGATGAGAGGGTCAAACTCGATAAATAGCTTTACCATTTCATAATTAGTATCAAGGGTTAATAAGTCTTTAAACAATTTTCGTAACTTTTCTTCCTTTAGCAAGAGTAAAAATATGTTTTGATAGGAAAGTTTTTTTCCTTTTAGTAGCGAACAAAAGGTGCAAAAGCAAAGTAGTAAATGCTCTGCTTCTTTATCTGTTAGAGAGTAGGATGAGTTTAAATCAGACACGGGTAAAAAGTTTGGTTAAGTTTCCGAATTGTTCTGTTAATGTACCACCTGCAGCTCCAACTGAGCCTCCACCGTTACAGAACTTACGAGCGAGAATACTTACATCAACTTCCGATGTCTTACTTCTCCTAAATGAAACGGTTTGATTGTCGGTATTAACTACTATCCCGATATCTGCCTTATGCTTAACTAGCAAGGCGTGCGCTACTTCATTAATAGCGTAAGAAGCAAATGTAGCTACTACTTTGTAATCTTTTATTTTACCTTCAAAAATCTCTGAACCGTTTAATTGCTCTTTGAGCTTTTTAAAGAAAAGAGTTATAGAGTTTTTTTCTTGTATGTTAAAATCTCTAATGCCGTGATTAAAGGATTCTATAAATTTTTGCACTTTAGGATTATTGTATATGTAGAATATAGCATTAAGCTTAAGCGCTGTTGTGTCTTTCATCTTATACGAATCGTATTGATCTATTAAGTCAATAAGATCGATTCGCTCTTGTGTTAGTGATAACTTAGATAAGAAGGTATCATAAATTAACTTCGAACAAGACGTGTAAGGCTTAACAATTGCTTTAGCCTTCTTGTAGTTATCTTTTAGTTTACTATGATCTATGTGATGATCAAATATTACAAAATTTTCTCTATCCACATGTGGTATGAGATCTGCAGTAAGAGCTAAGTCACAAATAAAAACTTTATCGAATGTATCTAATGCTCCGTTTTTAGATTGAAGTTTTGATACTAAAGTAGATTCCCCTGTTTCTTCAATTACTACATTTGCTATAGTCTCGAAATACCATTTCAACACTAAAGCAGAACCTGCTCCATCCAAGTCATTGTCAGTGTATATGAGGATGTTCACTCATAATATTTAGCCGTTATTGCGAAAATGCAACTAACGACTGGAGAGTGTTATCATCTTCATCAAGGTCTATATCATCAGCCTCTTCAATACTAAGAGTAGGGTAATCTATTCGCATAGCTTGTGTATTACCTCGCGGACCGTATCGATTTTTCATCATACCGAGTCTAATGATACCTAACTCTCTATCTTCTTCATTCTGATAAATTGACATAATAACGTCTGCAGTAGCAGCAAGTCCTATAGATTCGGATATAGTAGCTAAGTCGGGATTATCTTGATCGAATCCAGATCTATTTAACTGAGTTGCAGAGATGATAGGACATTCAAATAGGTAAGACATTGCACGTACTTGCTCAGTAACGTTTTTAATACGCTCGTAAGAATTATTACCAATAGTCGAATGTATAAGGTTAAGATAGTCTATGACAATAGCATCTAACTTGATACCTTGATCATGAAACTTCTTTATAAACGCTTTAATTTGATTAGGCGTAACTGTAGAAGGTGGAAACTCTTTAATAAAGATTCTACCGGGTTCTTGATTAACAGCATGCTTAAGACTAGCCGAATTCATACCCATCTCTTTCATAGGTATTTTAGAGATATTAGTACATAGCCGCCTTGCGTATAATAACTCCGACATCTCTAAAGTAATCAGTAGAACATTCTTATCTTGTGAAGCTATATTCTTTGCAATATTACCAAGAAAGATAGACTTACCTATATTTGTCTCACCGGCAAATACATAAAGAGATTTACCAGATTCTAAAAATCCCCCGTCGAGGTTATTATCTAACCATTCCCACTGACTAGGAATATGAGCTTGTACAGAATTTATATCATCGATAAGTATATCGATATCGTTATGAATATCTAAACCAAGATCAGTAACTAGACTTATATTACACGACTTTTCAAACTTGTCTAAAACTACTGACGTATCGACCTTACCACTTGCTACATCTTCAGCAACCGAAAGCATAGTATGGTATACAGCCTTCTCTTTTAAGAACTGCTCTGTATTGTCGTAAAGCTCATCGTTATCAAGACCCTTATCGATCTCGGAAAAAGACTTTACAAGTATCTTAAACGAATCCTTCTGCTCATCACTAACTAGATAAGATTTAAGCTCCGTTGTTGTAGGGAGTTTATTTCTCTTATCACTAAAGTCCTTAATAATAGAGAAGACGTCAGCAATAGCCTTATTTTTGAAATATTCAGGCTTTACGACGTCTGCAATAGTAGCTAGATAACCACTATCAGTTAAGGACTTATAGATTAGAATATTCTCGAAATAGTCTAAATCTAACTTACTCACGATCTTAGTATAATTAACCTTTATGTTTTTGCAAGAACCATTCTTGACCTTTATTGAATTCTTTTGTGAACTCTTTTAACCCGGGTGATGCATGTGTGATATATACGTCTGAAACCCCTACCTTAAATCCAGCCTTATGAGCTGTTAGACTATAATCTAAATCATAAAAATGGAATTTTGAAGGACAACTCTCATCGAATTTAATTTTTTTAAATACCTTTCGAGATATAGCCATAAACACACCATCCATCATTATTACTCTACTTGGATATGGTCCAAACGAAGTCATTGATTTCTTCTTATCGTGTATATGCGCAACTGCCCCGTGTAAATTATTGCCATGTAAACCACCACCCATTATATGCCATAAAGCAGGTGATTGTAACTTTACTTCTGATGTACCTGCAACGCCAAATAAATCGTATTTCTTAAAATTCTCTTCAAGTTTACTTTTGCTTAAGTTTTCTAATATAACATCATCATGAACTAACACTATATATTCTAAATTTTCCTTTATAGCAAACTCAATAGCTTTATTATATACTTTTTGAAGCGATTCTTTATTATATTCTTTAAAGAATATATTTTCTCTTTTATTAGTCTTATATAATAAAGTATCCTTTCTCGAACCTTTTGTGGCCGATATTATAAAATTTGTATTATTCATATAAACATAAAAGGTGAGCTATGTTTAAAAGATCCAACTTTATTGAATCGTTTAGTAGCTTTATTAAGTCTTAAAATTGTACCTTCAGGTACTTCTTTAAATCCTTCTCCTGGTAAAGTAGAGAACGCTCCACTATTATTGTAATAGAGAATAGAACCTACTCTTGCTAAGTAGATCTCACTTGTATCACAATCGACTATAGATAGAGCGAATGTACCATCTAGTACTTCTAAAGCTTGCTTTATGTATTTTATTGGATTAGGTTTTTTAGATCTATCCTTCTCCATAAAATGTTGAATAAGATTTACAATTAACGAGCTATCAACAGGATTTACCATATGAGGTATATAATTTACTCGTATTTGATGATCATTGGATATAACACCATTATGAAATAACATCCATGACATAGTTTCAAATGGATGTGACGTTTCATAGTGAAAGTCTCGTTCAGCGGATGTGGGCGCCTGTACATGACCCATAAAATATTCAGCGCCATCCGAATATGTTAAACTATCGAAATCTATATTACCTTCCTTTTTATAAATATATTGATCATCAGGTGCAATCTGCACTATGCTACTTGCAAAGTTACCTCTACTCTTGTTAGCGTCGTAAAGTACCTCAGTCATTGAAGAGGAATAAGACCCAAAAATCGCGCACATAAAATAATTTAATCTAGAATTGCGATTTTTCCAATTGTATATCTAATTTAGCGCGTAATCTCTTAGTAAGCTCCATACTTTCCTCTTCTCTACCGTAGTATAATCTATATTCCCGTGGTATACGCCAGAAAAAATCCATAAACTTTGGACGCCTCTCATCGTAAGCAAAGCAATAGTGTGGATAATCAATCCCATCGACTGTAATCCACTTCTTACGAGGCTTTTTCTTTTTCTCTATACCTAACTTAAGTAGAATGCCTTTTCCAAGACCTTTAACCTTAAATAGGTCATTGTTATTTTTAAATGGTCTCATAGCAACGATACTACTTGCCGTCTTCCTACCGATCCCCGGTATCGTACAAATTTCCTTAAAAGACTTGGTATTAAAATCCTTAAAATTCAGCTTCATAATATATTCTATAATAATTATATAAAGGTTCCTTTTATTTTGCAAGTTTTATTATATTTTACCTATGAGCAATTAAATATTACTATATGAGCTCTTTAGATCGATTTAATATTCTCTTAGAAAGAATGGAAACGTTAGATGAAATGGCAGATAGTTTCAAACGTACCGTCAAAGGTGCAGCTGGTGGTGAAGATGGACTAAATCTTATGCTTAAAGCATATAGGAATGAAAGAACAGGAAAACCTGTAGGAGCTGTTTCAAGAGTTAAGAACTTAATAGTGTTAAGAGCTCTATATGATAAAGATTACATTAATGATGAGCAGTTTCAAGCTTTAGCTAAAAAAGCTACATCATCTAACTATATTTCAAACACTTTAAGAGAGATTAATCCTGAAGCTCATGATAAGTTATTCGGATCAGCGCAAGAAAGTGATGATATTA